AAGGGTATAGTTTTATTTGCCATTGGCGCCTCTTAAGAAAGCCATAACCATTAACGTAGTTATAAAAGAAATTACTAGAAATTTAATTATCATTACTTCTCCATTGTAATATACGTTATAGTGCAGTTTATAGAAAATCACTCTGTTCTTTTAACCAGTTACCTATAATGACATTTGTCTGGTCATAGTGGATACCGCTCATTTGAGGTTTTTTATATTTTGGGATAATTGGTAGTGTTTTTATCCTTTTATCTTTTTGTGGGTGTAACCAAAAATCTTTCACCCATGACTCTTCATTTAAAAACATGTTTATAGAGAAATAGATATTATTTTTTCTGTCTAGTAAAACCTCTACATCCTCAACTATCCCGCAAGTACCGGTTAAGCACATTTGCATAGGTATAAATTGCTTAATCGAGTAGTTTTTAATGTCGCCACGAGAAGTTCTAATTGTTATAAATCTTTTTTGTAAGTCATTAATATTCTTCATTCTGTTTCCTTTCTGCACGATAAGAATAATTAAAGTGCCCATTTTGTTGTTTTTGACTTTATAACTCGAAACATTGTAAATTAAAAGCTAGTTGTAACATTTACATGGGGAAAGTATGTCGAAAGTATTAAGGCTCAAAGATAGAATCAAGCTTAAAATAGGTAAAATAGAGTTTAGAATTTCACCTATGAGTTATTTACAAAAGCAAGATTTAGCATCGTGCACTAAAATAGTTAGTGGGCAAGAAACATTCGACCTATTAAAAGCACAATCTTTATATATAAAATACTCATTAAAAGAAATCTCAGGTGTTGAGGATTACGCGGGCGAAAAGTACGAGCTAGAATTTGAGAATGATTACTTAACAGATGATTGTGTTAGTGAAATCTTAAATATAGAAGAAAGCGCAAAGCTATTAACTGCATCGTGGCAGGTACTTAATGGTGTCCGTGAATTAGAAGATCCAATCACAGGCAAAAAACTAACTGGTGTTAAAATGGAAGTAGTACCGGGAAAGTAATTTGTCTCCAGGGTTCACAAAAACCCTTTATTATCCTTTTAGTGGAGTACATAAAGTCAATTTCAACGCTTACAGATAAAGACTATGCAGAAATAGTATCTACGTTTATGACGCTTACAACGCCTAAATATAGATGCTCAGACTGTAATAGAAAGTATCAATGCGATCCTGTGAAAGATAAGAAACTCAAAGAACAAAATGCATGTAATTTTTACACAGAAAAGCCTAGACATAAGTACACCGCAGGGCATAACAATAAAGGAAATCCAGGCTTAAATTATTTTAATTGCGTAGGGAATCATTATTATGGTGAATGGGCGACATTAATCAACTATAATCAGGACTATTCTAAGGGCATAATGCCGTTTACAGGTGGTTTCTTTGAGCAACCTGCAAAATTTGTCGAAGTGATGAATTTAGTAGATAATTTAATTGCAGAGAACACGGAAGACATCAAAAAGAAAAACGACCTAATATCAAGGAATCGATCAGGTGGCAAAAAATAAAGTTTCAGTCGAAATTTCAGTCGAAGAGAAAGCAGCACTAAAAGCTCTTAATAAATTATCTAAGACAATGAAAAATGTTGGTGACACGGGCGCTAAAAACATCGGAAAGATGGACGTTGCGATGGGTGCTTTTGTTGGTACTATGGCAACAGCAGCGGCTTCAAAGGCTTTGTTTGCTATAAAGTCAGGCTTTACAAGTAGTGTTAAGGCGGCGGCTTCTTTTGAAAAATCAATTATAGAAATAAATACAATCATAGGTGAAAACGAAAAACTCACTAAAGAACAAATATTAGGGCTAAGAGATTTAGCTAAACAATATGGTACATCGGCTCAAGCTCAAGCGAAATCATTCTACCAAATTATATCAGCAGGAACTACAGACGCGGTCGAAGCTAGTAAGCTTTTAGAATCTGCAAACAAGTTAGCAATTGGCGGGATAGCAGACGTTGGTGGTTCGATTGATATTCTTACCAGTGTTTTGAATAGTTATGGTAAAGGAAACGTATCTGCCGAAGAAGCTGCTGATTCGCTATTCACTACTGTCAAGCTCGGTAAGACAACCATAGAGGAGCTTAGTTCAAGCTTAGGTCTTGCAATCCCTTCGGCGAAAGCTGCGGGTGTAGGTCTAGATTTAGTAAACGCTTCGGTCGCTGTGCTTACAAAAAACGCATTCAGTACAAGTGCTGCTGTAACGAGGGTAAATGGCTTATTAACTGCCCTTGCTAGAAATGGTGAGAAGTTAGGCCCTACAATGAATATAGCCGCCGTTAAAACGGATGGTTTAGTTACAGTCTTACAAAGATTAGAAAAAAGAACAGGTGGCAACGCTTCACAGTTACTAGCACTTTTAGGTAGACAGGAAGCGGTACAAGCTTCTCAAGTTCTTATGCGTGATGGTGCTGCTGATCTTGTTGATGTATATGGAAAATTTGACAATAAAGCTGGTGCTGCAACAGGTGCATTTAATCTTATGGCCGAATCAGCAAGCTTTAAGTTTGACCAGTTAATTTCCGAAATAGATGATCTTAAAATAACGCTAGGGAATGAATTACTTCCAATACTTTTAGAAGTTGGTGAGAGTATAAAGTTTGCTTTTGGTGTTGGTGAAACCGACTTAAATAAACTAGATGAACAGATCGCAGCACTTGTAACAACTACAAGTAAAATGACTGTTAATTTAAAAGAAATGGAGGCAGACAAGGGCGGCTTTTTTAGTCTGTTCGGTGCCGACATTCAGGGTAACATAGATAAAACAAGTGCAAAGCTTGCGGCTCAAGAGAAAACACTAGCCGCATTATTTGAAGAAAGAAAGAAGCTTGTTGACCAGCAGTTTGGCACAACAGAAACGCCCAAAGCTCCAGATGATACAGGCGGCGGTGGTGACGGTGGTTTAGGTAAAGAGAAAGAAGTTAGCGCTTCCATTATAGCTGAGCGTAAAAAGCTACACTTAGAGTTATTACTTATTGAGCAAGAACAACAATTAAAGCAGGCTGAAGCTAAACTTGCACAAGGCGACATAAGCGCAGAAGAAAGAAAGGTTGCAATTGATAGCCTTGTATTCCACGAAAACGAAAAAGCAATATTAACACAATCCATAGCTGTAGAAAAAAATAAAAAAATAGTCGACATAGAGGCTCAAAGTCTTGCTAATCAAAAAGCAATGACTAAGCTTTCAATTGATAACGCAAAAACAGAAGCAAAACAAAAGAAACTAATTGCAGATCAAGAATTAAAAGATAAAAACGCTTTCTTTAGTGCTGCTGTTTCATTATCAAGTAGTAAAAATAAAGAACTAGCTGCAATCGGCAAGGCCGCTGGTATTTTACAAATCGCACAGGCAACACCACCTGCAATAGCATCATCATTTAATTTTGGTACTAAACTTGGTGGGCCTGTTCTTGGTGGTATATTTGCAGGAATCGCAGGTGCAGCACAAGCCGCACAAATGGCGAAGATGGCAGGATTTGCAGACGGTGGTGTAGTCGGGGGATTCTCAGGTGCTACAGCAGGAAACGATAATACACAAATTAAAGCTAGAAACGGTGAAATGTACTTAAACGCTTCACAACAAAGACAATTATTTGATTTTGCGAATGGTACACCAGTTTCAGAAAATGGCGGTAGCGGTGGCAACTTACAACTAACAACGGTTGTACAAATAGATGAGCGTGAAATAGCACGATCAGTGAGAAACCAAAAACTCGAAGGCTTCGCTTCATGACTATAAGATTCTTATCTAACAATTTAATTAACGCAGCAACAACGGTAGCAAGCACTTCAAACGCTCAATATCCGCTAACTAATATAAATGATACTCGTAGAACTAAAACCTATAGGAGCACATCTAATTCAGATAATATTGTTATAGATTTAGGTGGTGCTGAAAATATTGATTCTTTCGGGATAGTAGATAACTGGCAAAATGGTTTCGGTATCTCAACACTTACATTAGAGGCAAATGGCACAGACTCATGGGGATCACCAGCATTTACAACAACAGTAACTCTTGATTCAACATTCGGTGTAGGCATTAAGACATTCACAACAGAAACATATCGTTTTTGGCGTGTAGTTATGACATCAACGCTAGGATATTGCGAAATTGCTAACATGTTTCTAGGTGCCGCGAATACAGTTTCGACTAATGGTGTTTCATATAATTGGGCATATAAAAATAAAGACCTTGCAAGAAAAAGTACTAATCGTTATGGGCAAGAATTTGTCGATGATATTGGTACTCAAAAAGAACTTAATAACCTGCAATTTCAGATCATGGATAAAACAGAGCAAGACATCATCTTTGACGTTTATGACGTTAACAGAACAGTAAACCCTTTCTTTGTTTATTTTCCACTTGAAACAGATTCGCTATCAAACAATGATGATAGATATAACGGTATGTATAGATTTAAAACAGAGCCTACGTTTACGAATGTTAATAGCGGTTACTACAATACATCTTTAAATTTAAGAGAGAATAAATGACAACGCTTGTGGTCGATGAACTGACAACAACATTAACGCAAACAGTAAACTTTAATAAATATTATAGAATCCACCACATAGGCGGGATTAAGATAAAGATACTTATGTATAATGCACCTGCGGGAACTTTTACACTTAGCATTAAATCAGGGGCAACAACTCTTGCAAGTAAAGATTTTACAAGCACAGAGATTAAAGCCGATTTAAGCACTTCTGATAACTACGCTTACCTATACAAGGAAATTGTATTCAGTGAGCTTGTAGCCCTTAAAAACGGCTCATACGACTTAGTTTTAAGCTCATCTGGTTATTCTTATTCTAGTGGCAGCTTTCTAGGTTGGATTAAATCACATGAAAGTATATTTAACGAATTAGAAGATGCGTTTGTAGATTATGCAACCAATCCGTTAGATGTTTTAATATATGAAAATATGAGGGAAGATTTATGGGGATAAGAATATTCGATTTTTCAGACGGTTTTACAAGCTCAACGGCTCCAGCAAATGAAGGCGTTCCAGACACAATTAAATTCGCAAGTTATGTCGATGATGCAGCTTACGTTACAGCAAATGGAGCCGCAGAGAATAGTGATACATATTATAATACAACTACAAATAAGGTAAGAATTTATGAAAATGGTGCATGGGTTGAAAACGCTTCTTTTAACGCTTAGTTTATTACTTTGCTTTGACGCTTTTTCTAAAACTTTACAAGTAGACGCAATAGTTCCCTCGGTAACAAATGGCGATATGACTATCTCCAGGAATGGAACTGGTGATATATTACTAGGTTTAAATTCTGGCTTTGTTAAGTTAACAAGTGGTGTTTTAAGTGAACAAGCCGCAATAGATGCAGCGACAGAGTTAACGGGCATTACGCCTATTGCGAATGGTGGTACAGGAAGTTCAAGTACTACTTATGTAGACTTAACCGCAAATGTCACAGGCATTTTACCTATCGCAAACGGTGGCACCAATTCAAGCGCAGCATTAAGCAACAGTTTTGTAATGGAGTCTGTGGGGGGTGCAATTGTAGAGAGTACAACGACAAGCACAGAATTAACTTACCTAGATGCAACAAGTTCAATTCAAACTCAATTAAATGCAACAGTAAAAGATACAGGCGATGAGGTAATAGCGGGAATAAAGAACTTTTCTTCTGAGTTTCTTCTCGACCACATAACTACTCCGGCAACACCTGCCTCTGGTAAGGTAAAATTATATTCAAAAAATGATGACAAGGTTTATAAACTAAATTCAGCAGGAACGGAGCTAGAGATAGGATCAGGTGCAGGTGGCGGTGGTATAAACTATTTAGCTGATACACTAGATTCGGATTTTGAGGTATCTGTAGGCAACTGGGTTGCTTTTGATGATGGTTCGGTAACTGTACCTGTTGACGGTACAGGTGGTTCACCTACTTTAACATGTACAAGAAACACAACTACACCTATCAGATTAACAGGTGATTTAAAGATGCTTACACCTGCAAGTGACTCTCAAGGTGAAGGTTGCTCAGTAGATTTCGATATTGATTTAGGTATGCAAGCTCAGAAATTAACTGGTAGTGCTTGGATAGATTTAAGTGCAATTGATGATGATGATTTTGCTATATTCGT